GGCATCTCGAACTCCGTTAAGACTGGAAAAAGATCCAAGATTACTACTAGCACAGACAAATTTAGACGTGAAAGCCATACCCTTATCTTCTTAGTTGGCCATGTTAACAATACAATTAGCGACTGAAATTAAGTTCATTAAATTAGCGACATCTCGATCATCAGAACTTGCAGCAAAATCATCAATGTTGACCCACTCTTGATTAGTGTAACCATCGAAAAATTTCTGTTCAGTATCAACAGGTTTAGCGTAAATGTGTAGAGGTAATTCACTGTAATTTTCGATGAGATCCAAGTTTCTCAAGACAACGTAAGGAAAGAATGTTGTCCAGAGTAGAGATTTTCCAATTCCAGCTGGACCTTCGGCATAAATTCCAACTGGTTCGACGCGAGACGCAGAATACTCATAAGCTCTTTCGGCTCGTGCATGGAGCTCGAGAACTTTTTCGGCAGTACGCATCCAGACAACGGGAAAATGATCAACTCCCGATCCTTTGGCTCGTACTTCCCTTGCAACTTCGGCGTGCTGACGAAGTCGGGTCAAGTTGAGAACACCATCCTCAACGTGAAGGACTTTCTCAGAAGTAAATCGGCGTTTCGTAACGTCAAGGTCAAAGTCAGTTTGCCATTGTGTAAGAGCCCCACGTCTTTCAGTGTACCAGTCAGTCCAGAACTTCTTCCCATTAAGAAAGTAATCAAGAGCAACCTTGATGCCATTGTGAGCAGAGATCCACATTGTTGGCAAAGCTTTAAAGCCGGAGGCAATTTTTGATGTTGCGGCACAGGTTTCAGATAATTTCCAAGCTGCGGTGTCCCGCATAGTTTTTGCGTCGCTGGAGCCAAGTCCATATCCTAAAAAGGAAAGAACTCCAGCGACAAGAGTTGTTGCGACAACTCCTGAAAAGATGGCTTCATGGCCATCCAAGATTGATGTGTGCTGTTGTGCTTGTGTTAGTTGCTCCAGCAAATCACTGCCGTATGTATAGGCAATGGCACACTTAGATATTAGAGAGGTTACTGCTAAACTCTTGCAAACTGCTGATGAATCTGAGAATATACAGTATAAATTTGTTATGAAATCGATAATCCAGGAAACTACTGGGAGGATTGATCGAAGAACAGAGGATTTTGCATGTTGAACTTTGTCTCGCAATCGCGTAAAGAAAGGACGCGACAAACACGATTCAATTTTGGAACCGATCCAGTGAAAGAAACC